GCTTGTCCCAGTCAAGCGTGCTCTCGTGCTGTTTGATGGATTCCGACATGACTGTCTTGCAGTGCCGCAACAACGTCATGCGCTCGTGCTGCGGAAGCGTGTTCCAAACTCTGCCCATTAGCTTCATACGCCCCTCCCGTCGCTTCCGCATTGCGGGCAACGCTCCGCTCCATGCTTAAAAGCTCTACAGAATACCCTTCTTCTGTAGTCGAATGCGAAACCCATAAGCATGATCAGGTCCGAGCTTCTTCTTGGCCACAAACATCTCGAATAGCCGTTCACTCTTGATGAACACCGCTCCGAACTGCGTCTGTTCGTCGATGAAGTTCAGGAACTCTTGCGTCATTGGCGTCCCCTCCATGCCTGTTACTCTCTTTAGTTCCGGTATGACTCGCTCCAGAAATGCGAGCGCCTTCAGTACTTGATGACGCCATCGCCCACCTCCGCGTCACGTCAGAGCTTTTCGTAACCAGATAGCGAGTACCACGGATGCCATTCGCACCCAATCGGACCCGCCAATTGAACGCTAGGCGTTGGTTTCCAGAACGGCCAGCCATCGTACATGCCGACCTGAACAACGCGCTTCCATCCCACCTTGGGCCATCCGCCGTCAGTCGTAGCCTGATATGTTTGAGGTGCGCCCTCGATCTCTTTCAGCCACTCTTTCGCGCGTGCTGAGTGCTCCGGGTTGATCACACCGCGATTAGCGCCCCAATCGTGTGACGTGAAATCGAACGACCAATCTACCGGACCTAAACATTCCCCAATACGCTCTGTTACTGTTCTCGTTTGCATTTCATTCCTCCGTCGCTTCCGCATTGCGGGCAACGCTCCGCTAGTGGGTCAGTCATTGACTCTGCTCGCTTTCCACGTCCCATTGTGCGTATCGAAGTGGCAGCCCGGACACAGAGCCATGCAGTTTTCTTCCGTGTCCGAGCCGCCACGCCCCCTCGAAATCACGTGGTGCAAGTGAAAGGTTTCCCACGTAAGAAAATTCAAGCACCGTCGTCCCGATTCCAGCAGATTCTCGCACTGGTTGCGGTGACGATACAGACTACGATTGAATACGCACCATCGCAGCAAGGCCATGCCCGCCGCATCTTCCCGGATTTTCCCAGAGCGCCACGAAACTCTGCGGACGCGCGCCTTGCGCTTGATCCATGAGCGCTTCAGGCGTGGCATTTTCACGGGAACACGCTCCGAATGAACCACGCGAGAAATTTGCAAATCAGCGGATAACCAATCCAAACGACGAGTACCAGAGCGACTATAGCGGCACAAGAGACAGAGATCGCCTTCATATTCGCTCCACCTTCACCCTGCCCAGCGTGCGGCACGATTCTAGTTCGCCTTCCAGTTCCGCCAATTCTTCATCCGACCGCAGCCGCACGATCAGTTTTGCTTCGGAGAACTTTAGCCAAGCCTCAATTTCCGAAGCCAGAGCCGAAATTCGCGTGAAGCTGCTACTCTCCAGTATCCACTCGGGGCGCTTTGGCATCTTCTGCTCCTACGGCCCACTTCATCGCCTCTGGGAAATCCTTCCGCTTGAGGTCGGTGATCTTTTCCACGCCGGCCGATTTCAGGTAATTCTTTTTCGCCGTTTCTGAGTAGCCCGAAGTTTTGCAGGCCGAGCCCCAAGCTCTCACGTCCCGTTGGCCAATTGGATGCTCGCGCAGATCGGAGCCGAATTTCTTTTCCGCTTCGTCCAGTTTTTCGGCCAGCCCTTCAGGAATTTTCGCCTCGTTGACCATCTCCGGATCGTCCGGAATTCCTGCGATCAAGCCGAGCGCCTGGACGAAGAATTTCAGCGAGCCTGTCAGCGCGTGGTATAGAGCCTTGCCCATGTAGTCTTGCCCCACGCCGATTCCTTCGCCCGAGATCGTTTCGACGCCGTCCGTCACGTGGTAGCGAACCGTCACTGCGACTTCATCAATGATGTTCTCGTTGATTGAGGCGTAGGGCTGCGAGCGCTGCACGTTGAGGATCTGGTTTGGGATGATCACGATTCCGCGCTTGAACAATTCGCGGCGAACTTCTTTCAGTACGTCGTAGGCTCGGAGGTAGTTGTAGTCTGGGGCTTCTCCTCGCTTTTCCAGATCGCCAATCGACGCACCAGCTTCCGCCAGTTTTTCTGCCAACGTTTTCGGCATGATAGCTTCTCCTTGCGACTGAGACAGCGGTGCATTCGTCCGTTCGTGCCCTGCGTTGGGGGAGGGCGCTTCATAATTGCTTCAACGAGAGATCGCCGTGGTTCTCAACCAACCATCCCTGTCGCAACAGCACCGCCACGACGTTCGTCGCGCAATTGTCATACCCCATCTTCATGGCGGCAGCCAGCTGTTTGCGCTTCATACTGCCCTGCAACTGAATCATTTCGATGGCGTCTTTCAGCCTGGGTGCGAGGCGTGACTTTATAGCAGTCCACTTGTCGGCGGAGTCTGTGGTGACGATGGCCTGATCTCCAAATGCGACCTTGAATGCTCCGTACTGTCGCATCAGGATTCCCTTAATAGTGTTTAGTTCTTCCTGCATCTGGGATAACTGCGCCCGCAGCGCCTCAATATCGCTACCCGGCTCGACGTATTCCTGCTCGCCACTAAGCAACGCTTGCGACATTCGACTCCTCCGAACTGCGCCCCGCCGTCAGTGCCGTGCGGAATGTGCGCTCCATGATTCGTTTAACCACTGCCGGACCACCAAGGCGCTCCATGCCGCGGACATAGGACAGGAACAACCGGACCCCGGCAAGATTCTGCTTAATCTCCACAAAGCGGTCCATTGGGATGCAATTCTCTAGTTTCGGAGCCGCTGTCCCCAGAATGTAGGCGCGGGCCGCATCCCGGAAGCCGTTGACCTTCTTGAACATCTCTAACGCGCTCGGGTCATTGGGGTGGGTGTCAGGATGGCACTTGATGGCCAGCCGCTTGAAGGCTGAGTCGATCTCGTCTAGCGTAGGAGCCGGAGAGTCGATTTGCAAACCAATCTGCCACGACACATCCTCTGCCGATTCCAGTGAATACCACACGGCAACGCCAGGGTCGCGCGAACTGGCCGGATTAAATGTTATTGCCGCTGCTGTCACCTTCATGGCGATCAATTCCTTGGTGATCGCCTTTTGGTATTCCATGATCGGTTTCTTCCACGCGCTACGCGACTCCCGGTGCTCAATCAGAGTTCGCGGCCATCCATCCGGCCAGCGCAAGGTAGCCTCAATCGCAGGTTGCAATTCACGCTTCATTGTGCCCCCACAAAGGCGCATGCATGCTGCGCAATGCAACACGCTCCAAAGGTTTGGCCACAGCAAACGTAGGTGTGCACTCGGCAGATTTCTTGCCCACACGTCACGCAGGTTGCCACGGGCGGCTTGTGACAGGCTACTTCGGATTGGCCCTGCTCGAAGGTGATGTGGCAGGTCATTGCGCGTTTTTCTCCTTGAGGTACTGCACCAGCAGAAACCGGATCAGGCTCGCCAACGTGCGCTGCTCCGAATCGGCCTGCTTTCGCGCCATCCGCAGCAAGCCCTTTTCCAGTTTTACGGGGAAAGTTGAAGTCGCTTGTTTCATGTTGACAGAAAGATGTCACAAGTGCTAAAAGGTTGTCAAGAGAAAAGGTCGGACTGGTAGAAGAAAACTTGTTGCTCAGGAAGGCACTCGACGTGTTGAAGGTTCGCAGGCTGAGTGTGAACTCGAATAGTTTTCGTCCGGAGCGTGATCCGCACGGTCACGCTCTCTGGTTTGAATGCGACGACATGGCCGCACATACGCGCACACGGCCCCATCAAAACTCGCACAAACGAGCCTTGCAGAAGCCTACGTTTTGGTGGCAGTTCGTGCCGAAGGAGTTCGGCAACCCATGCGCTCTCAGCATTTTCCTTGCGCACGAAATCAATGCCTGGAGTTTTCGCCAGATGCGCGAGGGAACCGTTTGCACCCCGGACATACACGTGCTCCACGATCCATTCGGCATCTCCGTCCGAGTTTCGGCGCATTGGAATCAGGGCTTGAACGCGGGCTTCGTGGATGCGCTTCAATTCCTTCGCAAGTCGGATGGCAAGCACATCGGGAGACTGGCCTATGGAGACTTCAAGAATCTTCCACGGCTCCGAAATGGGAACTTTCCCTTTAGAGATCAGCATATAGGGGTAACTAGGCAGGATGTTACCACAGTACCGTTTACAAGCTCTGGGAAGGGGCTAGAATCGCTACATGGACACACGATATTTTCACGCAGCACTCGCGGAAATGGGCTACACGGGCAAAATGGGCGATTTGTCAACGCGCGAAGTCAGCGCTCTCCTGCTCCGTGCTCAGGAACTCAAACAGGCCGACACAGACCGGGCGGCGCGATTGACCGAGCACCGCCATCAAGACGCGTGCCTGATCCTTCGGAGGGAACATGCGCAAAAGGCCAGACAAAGCGTTCAAGAAGAAGTTGTCGAAGCGCGCTGACGAACTGAAGGCGCTCGCGTTTCTGGAGCGGGTCATACCGGAACTAAAGAAGCAGAGACGTTCGTACCCTTGATCGGCCCGCAGCGAGGGCTAGACTCAGGGTATGACGATTAAATTAGTTTGTGGGGCGATTGAGATTCAGATCAGAGGCTTCCAAGTCTGGTTCGGTTTTCCGTTTGAGATTATTCTTCCGGGCCTGTTCGCGTGGCTCGAAGGTGGAGTGAAGGACTTATGACTACTTTTGTTATGATCTGCTTCGGAATCGCGGCCGTGGCGCACGGGCTTGAGGCATTGTTTCGGGCTAGTGTTGATCCTTCTTCCCCCCGAGGATGGCTTTCCAAAGCAAGCCAAGCCCGCCGCCAGAAATCCCGAGGTCTTTGACGATCGCTAGTACCTTGGGTGCGTACTGGAGCAATTTCGCTTTGGCCGCTTGCTCTTCCATGCCGGGCAGCACATCGCCAGCCATGTGTTTGATTCCCAGTTCATAGAGTTCGGGAAGTCCGGATGCGGCCACTCCCGCCAATGCTGTGCCGCCAGCCACATAGCCTGGAATCAAATCCTTGGCGGTAACAGGCCGAGTTCCGGTGTGGCCGGGTAGTCCAGATGTTGCGGATTCCGGAGTTTGCTGGTTTCCCATCGCATCGACAGGTTTCATCGTTGCGGCTGCTTGCGGAGAAGTCTCCCCGGGTTTCGCCGTACCTGCTATGTTGCTCGGTCCGGCCGGCCCGGATGATCCTTTCATCTGGAAGCCAGCCTTCAACGCATCGTGAACGCTGTCGAGCGGTATGGTTCCGGCTTTTCCGTCAGGCGAGAGCATATCTTGCCCGACCTTGTAGCCAGATTTTACCGCATCCCCTACATTCTCTGCCGGGATATCCCCGACTTCACCATCAGGAGAAATCATCGGCGTCATGGCTGGCGTGCTCATTGAGGTCGCATCTTTCCGCCAAACTGAGCGAAGGCGTCACCACCCTTGGCCGCGGCGGGCGCGGCCTTCGATCCCATGCGTCCCTGAATGTCTTGGATCTGCATTTGATAGGACTGATGGCGGTTCGCCATGTCCTGTTTCAGAATCCCAGCAGCCTTTGTGATCTGCTTGAACGTCGCATCTTTTCCGATCAGTTCGCTCACTTCCTGCCGCGCCGAATCCGAAAGCACGCCCGATGCGTTGGCACTATTTAAGACTTTTCCGATCTCGGTTACCGCGGTGACGCGCGCGGCGTTGAATGCTGCCATATCCGCACTGCCGAGCACGCTTTTGTCAACATCGCGCAATGGTTTGTTGATCCACGGGCTGCCGGAATCGCTGATAGTTTTCGCTTGTTTCAGGAACACGTCGAGATTTTTCCCAGCCGTATTCTCGAACGCTGAAACATTGTCAAACGTGGTCTGGAGCTTCGTGAGTGATGCCTGATTCGCCTTGAACGCGCCTTCATTCTCCGCCAAATTCTGCTCTGGATGAAGCTCCGCAGCGCGCTTAATGATTGCGGCTGTCGTCGTTGGGCTGCGCGAAAGTCCCGATGCCAGTTGCCCGGTCTGAGAATATTTTTCGGCCGCTTGATCTACGGCTTCCGGTGAAAGCAGGTTGACATTTGAAACGTTCCCCGCAGCTTTTTTCTGAAGGCTCTCGCTCAAGTTCTGGCCGTGCGCCGCCGTCAAAGTATTGATTTGGGCGTCAACGGCGTTCTTGTTCTGCTGGTAAAGAGGAGTGTTCTGCTTTTGCTGGGCTTCGAGCCAGTCCACGGTCTGCGGTATCACCGCATCGGGCACGTTCGGTTTTAAGGCATCCGCCAGCGTCTTATGCTGGGCTTTGGTGTCATCCTGCACGCCCTTTTGCAAGTTCTCGACAAACTTTCCCATCGCGCCAGCCATCGGCGTACCAGCCGGAATCGTCTGCTCTTTGCCGTTCGAGTCGGTGTACTTGTAATCGTTCTGGAGAACTTCTTTGCTTGGGACATAGACCGTGTCGAATTTCGGTTTGCCGTCCGTCCCGATGGTGGGCAGGCTGTAGAATTTCCCGGCATGGCTCGTCGCTCGTGGGTCGGTTCCGTTCAGGTGGAAGGCTTGCGCGTCCGAGGCTTTTTCGTCATCGCCTTCAGCTACTACGTCTGCCCCTTCCTTGATGAGCGCCTGCTTGAAGTTCGAGACGGTTTCAAGATGCCGCATCTGGTCGTCTGCCGGAAGTCGCTTGAGCAGGTATTCAGTCTGGAGGGCTTTCATCCCGGTAATAGAGGCCTGAGCCTTCGCCTGGTCCGCATCTGACATGGCGGTCGAGATCTTGGCCTGCTGAAGTTGCTTTTCCGGGGCAGCCTGAGCTCCAGCCGCAATTTCGCCTCCCATTCGCGTCCGCGAGGCCCCCGCGCCTGCAATGGCTCCACTCAGAATGGTTTTGAGCAGCCCGCCCAGAAACATCGCCCGACCCGAGATTTTCGGCGCGGTCGCATCTTCGGCTGCATTGGTATCAGCTTCTTGCGCAGGAGTGCCCTGCATGGGGTTTGCAGGCGGTTGTGGCGAGGTTTGGGGTGCGGGTGACCCTTGAGGACCTGCCGGAGGAGATGGGGGCGCAGAACCGCCCCCGCCGCCCCCCGCGTCGTCGTCCTGGCCGGGAAGCGAGAAACTGCTCTCGTCGTCCTGTGCGGCGCTGTCTTGGTCGTCTGGCATCACTGCATCCTATCGAACACGAATCGGAATCCAGCCTTCAGTATTCCATATTTCTTGACCAGCCGGGCAACTCGCTCTCCGAAGGCCAAATAGAGGGCTGCGGTGATCCGATGGTCACCGCCGAAGATTCGCTCCCGCACGCGCCACACTCGGGAATCATCCCAGCTTCCATAGACCGCCGCTGCGATCCAGCAGCCAATCGCCGTTGCCCCTCCGCTCGCGAAGGCCGATCCAGCTCCGACCGCTGCTCCGACCAGAGTGTTCATCATCTGATTCGACTGCTGATCTTCCTGGTACGCCTGGTTGAAGGCATTGCTCTCGCTCGTGTTTTCGACGCTCCCTGTCTGGATGGCTCCCGACATCTGGCCGGATTCCAGGCCCAGTAATTCGCTCGTAGCGCTCTGTTTATTCTGCTGCTGGAGGTTGGCGTTCGCCAGCGCCACGTTCGAGGCATTGGTTGCGATGGTGCCAGCCGCTTCTCCTTTGAGCGATGCCGTTTCTCCCGCAGCCACGCCCGAAGTCAGCCCGGCCATATTCGCCGAAGAATTTTGCAGGTTCAACTGCTTTTGGACGCTCGCATATTGAGCGCCGGTGGTGTTCACGCTTGAGGCATTCAGTTCGGCCAATTCCTGAGCACTGAAGCCAGTCGGATTATTGATTTCGGATTCGAGTTGAGGCTTCAGTGTGGCCTGCAAAGCTTGGGATTCGGAATAGAGAGTGCTCTGCTGCTGCATATACTGCTGGGTTTCAGCAGCTTGCTCAGTCTGAAGCGTTTTCTCGGATTGTGATGGGCCGCCCACTCAGTCTCCGATCCAGAGCGAGTACGTGCCCGCACTCAGCGGGCGAAAGTGGAACCGTTTCTGGAAGAACTCTGCCACCTTATCCGATTCGGTATTGAACACGATCTCTTTGATTCCACGCTTCGCCATGATGTCGCAATAGCGCCAGAAGCCATCGAGCAGCGCCTTGGCGTTCCGCTCATGGTCCTGTGTCAGAAATTGAATATCGGCTCGCGCGACGTAAGTGGTTTTCAATGCGACGACTGGCCCGTTCTCATCTTCATAGAAAAGACCACCACCTTTCATCCAGTGTTCGCCCGTCAAGCCCACAGCGGCGTGATATGGATCAGCTTTCGCTGCCGCCATGAGAATTTCTCGATCTTCCGGCTTGATGTTGCGAACATGGAGCATGGAACCCTTACTCTCCGATATGTTCGATGTCCGCGATGGCTCCAGGGCCTTTGATCTGGAACTGCTTGCCGAGTGCGCCAGCTTTCTTGTTGAAGTCGTCTGCAAACTGCTTCGCGGACTTCACCTTAAATTTCTTCGCCGCCGTCGCTACTGCGAACAATGCATCCACGTGCTCTGTCATAGCGCTTGCCGTCGTGATCGACGGAATCAGGGCTACCAGTGCCGCCAACTCAGTTTGGATAGCATTGAACACGGCAATGACCTTGGCCTGAGTCGCAGGGTCCGTGATATTGATCGTCGGCAACAGCGTAGCCAGGTTGTCGGCGACCGTCGCGAGTAGGGTTTGGATTTCGGCCAAGATTCCCGGCTGCGCCGTGGCCTCCGCGGTGTTGTACTGGGTAATCAGGGCCGCAACCTGCGTCAGGGCGGTTTGCGCTTTCTGTCCCCAAGCGGCGATCTGGGTTGCGACGTTCGGCGAGAGCCCGATACCGAAGGCTGACAAAATCTCAAGGGCCGCGGAAATTGCCGGGCCGAGCAGAGCAAGAATGCTCGATGCTTCCGAAACCCACGAAGTCGTACAGCCGACCAGAAAGATCAGCGCGTCGATGACGAGAGCGGTGAACAAGAATCGTTTCCAGTTAAATTGCATGTGAGTTCTCCCTACTGTGGTTTCGGAGCACGAAATCTACTGCGGGCTGAGATTTACGCCATAGAGGTTACGCTGGTTCGAGGTTGCCGTCAGCGTGCCCGTTCCCGGACTCCACTGCATCGCGTAAAAGTGCAGACCTTGCGGTGGAGTGTCCATCGAACTGAGTTGCACAAGCATGGCAGTCGAGGCCGTTCCCGGCAAAGTCGCGGTCAGATGATTTCCGATCAATAAGCCGTCCCGGTAGATGGCGAAGCCTGCAACATCATTCGCCACGCTCGATTGCACCGAAACGCTGGCCGAGATGATGACTGGGCCCCGCGCCGTCAGGTTCATTACCATCTGCGGAACTGTTGCCCAAACAGCAGCCGGAGCTACGGGATTTTTCGCAATGCCGCCCTGAATGGCCGCGATCTGGTTGCTGTTCGCGTTTCCGACTCTCAGGGCTGTCGTGGGGACGCTGGCTTGCTGCTGATCGGCAACCGACCACATGCCGCGAAGGGCGCCCGGAGCGAATGAGCTTTGAGGGTTGTCGAATCCAATCTCGTTTTCGTAGGAATCCGTGGGGGAAAAATAGCTGCGCGCCGGGGAAGCGATTGGGCTTCGGCCAATCGGCACACGCCCCTGCGTGTTGTTGTTTACGTTGATCGCCTTATCGATGCGATCCGCCAGCGTTTGTTTCGCCATTATCTCCCCTGAATCTGCGGCAACTGGCCCGCGGTTCCAACTTCCTGCTTAAGATCACCGTAGATTCCAAAGCCGATCAGTTCCAGCGCGGTGTTTTCAGGCGGCGCTGCCAGCAGGAATTGCAGGTTTTGCACCATCGCGCTCAGGCCACGGCCGTACAGATAATAGTAGCCAAGATTTCGGTAGCCTGTGGGCTGGTTGCCCAGCGTGGGTGGAATGGCGAAACCATTTTTCGGTGTGTTCAAGCTCGTAAATTTTGCGGTCGTGATTTGCGAGCCCACGGGATTGCTCAGAACGCAGCCGATATCGTTCGGCAAAACCGACAGTTCTGGCACTGTGCCGATCGACGTATATTGCATTGCGAATCCGCCGCACGCTCCGAACTTTGCCAGCGAGCCCGGATCGGCCAACTGGATCGACCCGAAAACGGCATTCGGCGCGTAACTCACTCCCAGATCTTGGAAGTTGGTGACGTCACGATAGGCCAGACTGGAACCTCCGGCACTCGTGGAACTAAGAAGAAGCCGCCACACTCCGGGAGTAACTTCAATGCTGCCCATAGCCGTGCAATCGGGCATTTGTAGGATGCCGGGAAGGTTCCAGCACTGCTGGTTGAGGTTGTAGTCGTAATAGACATTGTTGACGGTGTCGAGAAGTCGCACGATTGAATCGAGGCCATAGCGGTTCACTTTCACGTAGCACTGCGTGGGATCAACGGCCGCTAGCTGGTCCGCGATGCCGCCTGTCACTCCGAGGTCGGTCATTCCCGACGCGCTCAGAATTACGAACTGGCGGTCTGAGGTGAAAACATAAATGCTTGAGCCGTCCGTATCGACCGCGTTATAACTGCGAACACCCAAATCTTTCACGTATTCATTGATCGTGAAATTTGTGATGTCGGTTCCGCGCACGATGTAGGAATCATCCAGTGTGAATACGATCATCCCGTTCGGCGCTGCGATGTTGCGCGTGATTGTGCCCGGAATCACATACTGAAATTCCGGATTCCAATTTGAGTTTGGAGCTGTCCCGGAAATCGTTTCGGGCCCGGTCGAGGCATAAAGCAAGTTCGCGACGCTGCCCCACATGCGGCCCGCAAACCATTCCAGATTTGTTAGCCCGGCTGGAGGCGGCGTGTTTCCCAGATTCACTTCGGCTTGCGAAGTTACCTGCAAGGATGTGTCCAGGGTCGTGTCCTGCACCGTGGCGGTTACGTTCGGGAATGGGCTGTTCGCGATCTCGAAAAAGATATTGCCGCCGCCCGAATCCGTTGTTCGGTAAACCCTGATCTGGTTGACTTGCGGATCACTCGAAGCGGCCACGGCGACTCCCACGTAGGCTTTATTTGTGAATGGCCCCGTGTCCGCCGAGATCGATGTCGCATTCGAAATTTCGCCGCTCACCGAATTTCCGTAGGCATAAACGTAACTGTAGCCATTGACCGCTGTGAAAGTTCCCGATCCGGTCGGCGTCGCACCTGTGGGAATGACGCTGTATAGCGTCATCTTCACATTGCGAACGTTGTAAGTCGCGCCCGCATTGCCCTGAAACTCCACGCCGAAATTGACGCCGTTTACCTGCGAAGCATTCAGCGATGCTCTCCAACCATCCGTTGCGCTTCCCAGATTATTTGTGGTGCCCGGCGTGGTCGAGAGTGTCAGCGTTTTCGGCGCGCCGCCGCCGAAGCCAGAGCCAGGGAGAAGTCGCACTGTCAAAGTATTTACCGCAGCAGAAGCATAAGCATCGAACGTAACGATGACACCCACTATCAAACTTGTGCCTGGAAGCGCGAATCCGAAATTCGTTGCCTTCAGTTGATTGGTTGAGTGTCCGCCTGCTGGAGTGTTCGTCGCATAGGTGACTGCGGACGTGACGCCGCTCGGATTCGCCCACACTTGCGAGCCGCCGCCATCGGTTCCGGTTCCGGCCGTATTTGGTCCGGTCGTTGTCCCTCCAGCGCCAATGCTGATTCCCCAATTCGTCAGCCCTTGCTCTCCCGCAGGACCGTCCCACTTTTGCGAGACTTGGGGATTGCCGATGTAGAGATAATTTCCGATTCCCAGAAGGCTCGACTCGACGTTCAAGCCAGCGCCCACGGTTTTCGTGAGAATCGTTGTCACGCCCGTTCCGTTGTAGTACTCGACATCCGTGAGCGTGTCGAAGATTGGAATGGTGCCTTGCGTATTTGATTTCCAGGAGTAGAGATAGAGTGCTGCGGAATTGATGGCGACGAGCAGAGTATGCCCGGCCCGGCGCTTCAGTGAGAGCAACGTGGTAATTTCAAAATCGTTGCCCGCGATCAGCGCGTCATAAAGCTCAATGACCCGCCTCCCCATCATTTTCACTGGAGTGCAGGTCTGATTCCGGAGAGTGATCCAGCCCGTGTAAAGGCGCTGGATGAAAATCGATTCAACTTCAGAAATGAACGCCATAAGAAGAAGCCGCTGGGAAATTTAAGGCGCCCTAGCAGCGGCCTACTTCGGTTTCAGGGCACGGGTTTTACCGCCTCTTTCTCGGTAGAGCATCACCGCCAGCTTGACCCGTTTGATTCCGTCGCGAATTCCAAAGCGCAGAAACATTCGATTGAAATGCGCCTTCACTGTGCGCCTGCGCATGTGCAATTGGTCCGCGATTTCCTGATTGTCGCAGCCCTGCAACAGTAGGTTGGCAATCTGCCTATCGCGCGGCGTCAGTTGTTCCCACATCACTTCGCCCACGATACACACGTGCACTTAGTCAATGCTGGCAGCGGGCGCGGTTGGTCCACTCGGCGGCACTGGTATCTGAGCGCTGACTTCCGAAGAAGGAGCGCTCAGGGAACCTCCGGTCCCGATTGCAATCACGGTATAGTAATAAGTGGTTCCGACAGCGTCCGTAGTGTCATTAAAAAACAGTGTCGTCACGGGCGCGAAATTCAAGGGCGTCGAATAATTCTCGCCACCCGCCGTGGTCGCGCGATAAACGTTGTAGCCAGTCACGGTCGTGGTCGTGCTCGCAACCCAGGTCAGGCACACGTGTGGCGCGCCCGGCGTCGGAGTCGATCCGCATGGACTCGCGGCGAATGCCGGGATCGACAACAACAGAAGTGCAAGAATATATTTCATGCTTCAACCTCCGAACAGAATCGGGCGATCCGGAAACATGGTCTGGCTCGGTCGCTCTTGATCTCGAATTTCGCGCACCTGATCGAGCCGCGTCTGGAATAACTGATACTCGGTGATCGCTCGTGGATCTTCCACGAAGTCGAGCGCCATCGCTTTCACGCCCTGACGGATGACGAAAATCAGCGGGTCCGGCCACACGCCCCAAGTATTTCCCAGATCGGTGAACGTTTGCGGCGCCATCTGGTAATCCGTCATACAGCCCCAAATTTGCGATGATGGAATTGGCCAGAAGCGAAACACCGCTGTCGTGCTCGGAATCAGTTGCCCGCTCGCCAGCGTCGCATCCGTGTTCGCGTACTGGTAGGCGATCTTGAACGGCGGCTGGATGATCGATTCCAGTTCGACGTTCATCGTCATCTCGATAGAGTGGCGGGGCTTCACGCTGGATGAGCACAAATAATCTTCGAGCACGGCGCGCTCAATCCAGCCAATATCGTTGATGCCTGGCGCTCCGTAAGTTCCAACCGCGGCCGCGCTCGCAAATGTCAGGCTTGTCGGAGTGGGAACGGTCAGAACCGTGAAGGGAACACCGTTGACATTGCCCGAAGTGTCTGGGACGAAAACGCCGTTCACCCACTGGCCGATATTCAGCAGATAGAATGTTTTCCCGGCGACGTAGCCGTGCGGCCAGTTCGCGATAATCGTTCCCGTTCCGCCTGCGACGATCAGCCCATTGTTTGCGACCGTGGCGATGTGCACGACTTGCCCGTTTCCTCCAGGATACGGATTCACTGTGTTGCCCGAAAAAAGCGTTCCACTCAAAACGCCGTTCGTCAGGGGGTAATCTTGCTGATAGTTGACTGTCGTGAAATAGAGAATGCCCAGTCCGGTTCCGGCTGCGTTCGCTTTGTTGAAGCGCCACGTCAGAGGCCGCTGTAACGTTTCCTGATACACATCGTTGCAGATCGAAAGTGCCGGCTCGTTTTGCACGCCGAGCACGTCGGCAAGGCTCACGCCGCGCACGCTTGTGGTGACGTAATCGATCACGGATTGCAACGAGATATTCGAGCCCATGTCAGTTCACGATGAAGTAATCGTAGCACGTCGGATTTACGGCCACGGTCCCAAGGTTGATGGTGAAACTTACTCCCGCACTTTGCGACGCCACGCGCGGGCCAGTCGGAACGTCTGCGGTTGTGTTGCATGTCACTCCGATTTGCGTTCCTTTCGCCGAAGTCTGCGAAACAATAATTTCGCTCAGGGCTGTCACTGCGGTTGTGCTGATTACGCAGGTTGCCGTCGAAGCGTTCGTCGCACATGAGAACGATCCTGCCGACGCCGATCCGCACGCTACTAGGGAAGGACTCGCGGCACTCCCAATCGCGGCGCAATTTGTGGTTGTCTGAACTTTGTAGGCTTGAGAACTTCCCGTCGTGTTAATCGTTGGAAGTGTGCCGGATGCGGAGAGGCCAGTATCGGAAAACGTATTGCAAGTCGCTCCTCCGTACACACTCGCCCCGCAGGTCAGGCTCCCGACTTTTCCGGTTGCCATTGGCCCAGCGGTTCGATATACATCAATGCGCACGAATTGGACGATTTGAGCCGGTGTAGCATTAATAAAAATACTTGCGGGGTTTCCACTGGTTAAAGGGTTGGCGCAACTCGATGCGGAGTTTGTGACGACGCTGCTGACTTGGCCTCCATTGTTGTCCACGCCGACAAATTGATAGCCATAAGTGCTTGCACCGCCCGAACAAGTGACACTGCTGGGCGCAGGCATCGTCCCTTGAGTCACCGTGGTCGAGGCGGTCGTAACCGTGGACCCGGTGATCGGCAACGTGGTATTCGAATAATTGTTGACCACTTGGGAAAGAGTCACGGGACCATTCATTTGCGATCCGGCCCCGATGATTTCATTCAGCATAAAAAAATCGTATCCCAGAGTTGGAGTAAACCCAATCGTCTTGGACCATGCAAAGGCGATTGTGCCGTTATTGAAATGGTCTGCATTCGCGGGCCCGTAAAAATTGTAGCCGTAGCAGACGAGGTTCGGGATGTTGCCGGAACTGTTGGAGCATTGCGCTAAGTAAACGATGCCTTGCGAGCCGCCAGAAAAACCAGTCGCCGAACCGGGCCCCCACGTGGAATTGACTGTTACGGACGGGCTGAAATAGGCCGTCGCCGTGGTAGTGCGATCATAGTTGAACCGCGCAACCTGAATCCCGCCAGCGGGGTTAGGGTTCGTCTGCATATTGTCCGAAAGCTGGGCGCTGATGACTTCGACATCGCCATCGGGAGATCCGGTGATCGCGCAACCGTTGCAATTGAAATCGGTTTCGGCCTGAAGATTCTCGACTCCGTACCGCGAAGCTGAGTCGCCAGTCGGAGTTTGTGTGTTCATCCAGACGTTGCGATCCTGATTAGCCGTGCTGATGCCGACTCCGGCCATGTGGTTGAACATCCATGCGGCATTGTTCCCGTAGGGCGGTTCGAGTTGCTGGTCGTCAAAACGCATGTGGCGGCAAAACATCAGGAAGCCCGACGTGATTCCGTTGTTGCTGTTGAGATCGACGCCGCCCGCCGTGTGGTAGTTTCCCGACATATCCTGCGTGAAGATCGACGGAATGACTCCCAGGGGGCACTCGTTCGTCTGCACGTTTGGCGGCTGAAGAAAAGCCGTGTTTAATATTGGTGCGGCGGCTCCAGAACTCAAGGCGGTAATTGTGCAGGTTGTCGTTGCGACCGGGAGAGCGGTGCATGCTGAATTTGCGAGATAGCCAGAACCGGAACTCGGGCTCGATCCGACGGTCCATGTCGTCATCCCGTTGGGTATTGGCTGAGGAATGCTTACCGTGATGCTGCAAACAGCCGCTCCGCAAGCAGACATGCTGGGCGCCGCTTGATAACTGGGATAGGTGCTCCCCGCGGCTGAATTAAACCATGCGACGATATAAGTTTGAGCGCTCGTCAGCGATCCGCCCGTCGGGTTCACCGTTACACTCAAGCCGATTACGTTGCTTACGCCTGAGCCGAGGCCCGCAGGAAGCCACATTTGGTTCGCCGCATCCTGCCCAATGCCTGTCGGTGAAATCGAGCCTCCCGTTGAAATCGTCTCAGGGCTGGTGATCGGAAAACTGGTTCCGGTTGCGGTCCAAGTATTCGGCGCGGAGCACGTATACTGCTGGCCGACGCCTCCACTGACGAGCACGACGGTATCAGTAGAAATTCCGGCCGTCCCGCCCTTGCAGGTTGCGGGCAGACTGGTCACGGTGCGAATCGGCGTGGGTTGCGCCCAAGCCATCGCACTAGCCAGCAGCAGCAGTAACCATCCAATTCGCATTGTCCGACTCCACTTGATAGGCTTGCCACTGATTCGTAAAAGTGAGGCTCGTGTTTCCGCTGAACGTTTGCCCAGCCGTTCCCACCAAGACAGCCGCCGCCGTCGCCGTGTCTACCTTGATGAAGCGAAGCGTCTGGCCCGAAACTCCCACAGCCGTCACTGCCGTCATCGTGATTCCCGATCCGGAAGTGATTTCTATTAAACTGTTGAGCGCGCTCGCAAACCCTACGCCTCCGGAGACTGCAATCGACTGCACCGAATCCGCGCCCAGAATCACGGCGCTTGGAACGTAAATCGCACCCGGGGGCCCCGAGCCTGGCAGAACGGTGTTGAGGTTCGCCGCCGTTCCAGTCAGGAAATAATTCTCGTTCCAGACTTGCCGCCCGCCCAAATCCTTGATCGTGAGTTGGTAAGTTGTGTTGGTCCCCGCGGCAGTCACCAGCTTGTCGTTGAATATGAACGTGGCCGTCATGTTGCCGTTCACATCCAGGAGTCCGGTAATCAGCATGGGCGCAAAACACCCAATGCCTAGCTCGACCGCATCGGAGGAGAGCTTCCATTGATAGAGTCCGGACGCGACGGGAGAACCGTTCGGAAGCTCGAAAACGCCAGTGACCACTCCCATCGCATGCTCCTACTAGGGTTACAGAGCACGGAAGATCAGGCAACGTAGCGCACAGATTCAATCATGCCGCGCGGCATCCGGCGAAGTTGCTGATAGAGAGCGCCATCGGCCGGCGTGAAGTCGGAATTGCAATATGGACAAACGCCGCGCTCGATTCCGTCTGACTGCGTAGCCCACGCGATGTTGGAGGTTCCGTTCTGGCGCGTGTGCGAGCAATTCTTTTTGCGCGCCGCTTTCTTCTCCCAGTATTCTTTCTCGCCGCGCTCTTTTGTGTCTCTCTCGCGCGCTCTCTGCGCTTCTTTGACCGGATCGATGGGCGGCTTGCGGATTTCCGCGACAATCGTGGCGATCATCTCTTTTGACTGTGTGGCGTTTTTCTCCATCATCTTCTCGAAGAAGGAGAGCATCTGTGCCATCGTCAGCGGAGCGTTTGCGTCGAGAGCCTTTTCCATCATTGCACCTGGATTTCGAGATGATAGTCACCGCTCGGATGACCTGCGGCGGCGGTGTGATGCACCGTCTTGATTTGCTTCGTCGTTGCATCACGAATTGTGATCACAAGGTTCTCAAGAGTGCAACTGCCGGCCTGGTAGCCTTGCTCGACGGGTTCTTCTTTGTCGTTCCAGCGAACCTTCATTGGTTGGGGCACTTTGCGAGCGATGGATTGATGAAGCACAGACCGTGCACCGGAACATGCGCCGGCGGGGGACTGCTCCAGAAAGCCAAAACGAGATACAGAACAAATTCCATGAAGCCCTCCCTCAGTACTGGACGATCACAACCGAAGTCGCGGCGATGGTCGCGGCGATCAGCGAAATTGTGGTGAAGGCGACTCGCGGATGATTGCCCGCCGCATACGAACCGGACGCCGGAGCCAGCAATTGCGGCTGGCCCAGCGAGATGCCAGGTTGCAGCGCTGCCGCGCTAACCGGAAGCGTCGCCTCTAATTGTCCGTTCCCCTGAAATTCGAAGGGAACCGTCGCTGTGTAGAGCTGCATCGATGATGCGGTCACGGTTGCGGCGGTAATTCCGAATCCTTGACCCGCGGGCAGGTAGACCCGCGCATGTTCGCTGCTCGCCGTGCGCGTCCAGTTCGACTTCTGAAAATCCGCCATGTTAGTTCCCCTGGTTCTGGATGAACAGCAACCGAGTCCCAGCCGTCAAAGTTCCGCTCGCGCCCGCATTGACGCAGACCACAGTGAGCGATCCGGCTTCGGTGTAGGAAATCAGGCCAGTCGTGGTTGCCGTGGATTGCGCGGTCGTAGCCAGAAGCACAGCCGCCACGCCGATTCCGGCACTGGCCCCCGATTGCTGGAGCGGAATGCTGTTAGTGCCGTTCTGGAGGGTGGCATAGGCCGTCAGCGCGGCGGAAGTTGCGGTGAACGGATTCAGCACGGTCATGGCAACGGGCAGCGACGGCTGAAACACGCGCGCGCTCGCATTCGAATAGGAAATCGTCATGGTCGCCGTCGAAGTTCCGGTGACGGCGAAGGCCGCAGTCAAAGTGCATTCCGACCACCAGCCGCAGCTCGAAGGCTGACTTACGTTAAGGGTTCCGCTGACCGCCATAAAGGTTCTCCTATCCTACAATCTGATTTCAGGGCACGAGTTTTGCGGTAGAATGCCCCGCATGGATGACCTCAAGACTTTCCTCGATTCAAATCCCGTGGGGTTCCGCGCGCCCCGCTTCTCGGCTATCGCGCAAGGAATGCTCGATGCGCAACGGCCAATCTTCATCGTCGAAACCGGGTGCATGCGCCCGAATCCAACTCCCGAAGCCGATGGCTGCTCAACTCTGGTCTGGGATTACGTCGCACAGAAAACCGAAGGCTACTGCATCTCGATCGACATCAACCCGGAAAATTGCAATCACGCAAAATCGAAAGTGAGCGCGCGCACTCAAATCATTTGCGGGGATTCGGTCGAGTGGTTCGCACGCGTAAAAAAGATGTGGCAGCCCATCGACTTCCTTTATCTCGACTCAATGGATTACTCAGGCGACAACTTGAACAAAGCCCTGAGTTCGCTTCATCACGCCGCAGAACTTTGCTCCGCATGGAAGTGGCTCGCGTCGGATGCGCTGATCGCGGTCGATGACTGCTTGCAGCCCTATGAGGGAAAACATGCGATGGTGAAACGCTTCTTCGATTCCATTGGCGTCGCGCCGCTGACGGACGATTACATCCACACATGGAAGCGGCCTAGCGCGCAATTTTCTTTAAGGCTCCCATGTCCCCAATCTTCCGCCACACATACTGTTCCCTTGGAATCACTTCCTTAATTGCCTGCTGCACACCCTCGAAGGTGAAGTCGTGGAACAGCGCGATTCCGTCCAGCGAGAGCAGGGGCCAGAAGTGCTCCAGGGCGACGACATGCGACGAGTAGAAGTCCGAGTCCATGAAGAGCATGGAGATCGGCTTTTTGTGCCTGGCGAATATCGGAATAGTTTCTTCGTGTCGCCCCGGAACGAGACAAATATTCGGAAAGTTTCCTACTGCCCGCCAGATTTCTCCCTTGTCCGTCTCGCCGAAATTTCGGAAGTCGGTTTGCTCTTCTCCGTAGGGCAATCCTCCAAACAAATCGAAGGCGTAGATTTGCCGCGTGGGTTCGTCCGCAGCCATGCAGATTGTCGTGCCACACTTCCACGAACCCACTTCGATGATGCAGCCGGGAACGTTTCGGGTTTCTTCGCAGACTTTCAGAAGTTCGTCAATCTGTTCGGGCGAACAGTCGGCGCGACTCTTGCCAAAGGCGATGCCTTCACGTGCGAAATTCTTGAGTATACGCGGCATAATGCTTGGCGCGCTCGTCTCCATATTTCACTTCTCCCCAGATGCGGTTGATCTGATTCATCGTCAGATCACGGGATTTTACCAGACGCAGGAGCACTGTGCGCCAGCCGTAGGTAAATTCTACCGGGAGGTCCGCGGCGTCGGTTTTGATGATCGTGAATTCCGGCACAAATCCGCGGCGGAAAGATGCGTTCGTAAACTTCTTTTCGCCGTCCACCATTTTGTAAAATCCCGCGCATCCTGGAATCGCTACACAGTCCTCACAGAACAGGTGCGGCGCCGCTTTGAGGATTTGCTTGACCAGCGTGTTCGACCAGAGCCCATGACCCGTCTGCTTGGCGGCATTTTTGAACGATTCCTGATCTGGGAAGCGGTAGGGTGCGAGCTGGGCGTCCGTGTCCTGCCACATCGCTTTCAGCATTTCTTCGGTCGAGTCGAAACGCCGGGTGCCTTGCGGAGTCCGGAGTTTGCAGGCTCCCTTTACGGTCCTGTCTCGCTGCAAGACTGGCTTCTTCTTGGGAGTAACCCAGTTTTTCGTGTGAACTGAGCCGTACTCGCTGGCAACCACGATTCCTTGCGGTTGGGGGGCCACTGTAGAGCCAAACTCCGGCAGTGTGACGCCTGTGATCGACTTACTCGTCACGATCGTCCTTTCCGCCTCGTAGCGTCCGCAATTGCATACCTTCGCGTGTCAAATAAAGCGCGGCGACGCCAGCCTGCTCCAAGGGGCTGCTGTCATAGCGGATTCCCAGATCGAAGTCGCCATAGCGGGCGAAAAATATCTGAATGAACGATCCGTGAGTGACGAGCGCGATTGGCGCCGACGAACTCATCGCGCATTGCATCAAACGATCGAGCGTGGCATGGGCGCTGCGCTCGAATTCTCCCCAAGACTCGCCGCCCGTGGGAACTTTCTCTTTGTGGGTCTTGAAGTCCTGAATCTCGATTTTGTGCGCGGCGATGGATTTGCCTTCCAATTTGCCGAGATCCCATGAGCGCAATCCAAGATCGGTATCGACTCCGCAGTTAGCAGCTTGAGCGATTGCCATTGCGGTTGCCCTGGTGCGGCTCAAGTCATCGGTGTAGACGGCCAGCAAGGGTCTGTCGCGGAAGAATTCTTGGAGGGCTTCGATTTGCTTTTCGCCCTGCGCGTTGAGTGGCTGATCTTTCAATCCGCGAATGCGTCCGTTTTTATCGTCATCGTTTTGGCCGTGGCGCACGATGTAGAGCAGGGGAGAGCCGATGGAGGGAGTGCCGCCGAAGTCCGAAGTCGGATTGAGAAGTGAAGCAGGGGAGTAGGCCATACTCCCCCGTTAGGCGATGGACGCTTCGTTTTTGAACTGCCGGAAGCGCGGGTGCAGTGAAGGATTCTGCGGAACGCGCAACGCTGCGTACTTGAAATTGTACGCCGCCGATGCGCCGACCACGCGGGCCGGATCAGCCACGCTCGGTTCCCAATTCCGCACGGTGATCTGGAAATTGCGCTGTTCTGGAATTTCTGTCGCGCCCAAACTGACCGAGAACACTGCATCCTGGCCGATGATGTAGGTTCCGTAGCCAGTTTTCGAGCCCGATGGGAAACTGGAGAATGTCGAGGTAGTCGTGGTTTCGATGAACCGAACTCCGGCCACGTCGATGATGCGGTAGGCTTGCACGCCGCGCATCAATTCTTCTGCGCCTTCCCGGTGATACTTCAGAATGTCGATCACGCCGCCTGCTGTGTTGTCGTTCAACAAATCGAAGGCCGGCGCCGGAGAGATGATGCCGACGAACATTCCATCTGATTGCGGCCGCACATCGGCATTTCGCAGAGACATCGCGCCCTGACGAGCGAGCGATGCGGAAAAGAATTCGTTGTCTGTGCAGGATGTCACAATCGTGGCATCGGCCAGCGCTTCCGCTTCGTACTCGGTGCGCGCCAGATAGTTCGAGGTCAATGCAGCCTGGTAGCCCATTTCGGCGGCAGTGTTTTCGACGATGGGGTCGATAGCGGTTTCGACGAGGATGTCGGAGAACGATGCGAAGTTGAAATACTGCTGCACCGTCACATTGCGAATCGAGGTCGTGGGATTTTCGCCCGTACCAACGGTGCCTTCAGTTCCCGGCGTCGAGGCCACGCCCAGCAGATCGTAGGAATAGAGCTGGATGGTGCGGCCATTTCGGTCTGGCAGCTTTCGGCGCGATGTGGTTGCGACGAAGGGAAGATTCGCCTTCAGGTTCTCGACGCCCACGCGATCATAGTAGATCGAGGAAAGATGCGAGAGTCCCGCAGTTGAGGTGAGAACGCTGGCCGGCTGATACGCCATAGTGAAGGCTCCTGAAAATCCGCTTGCTACTAATCTGGTTTCGGGGCACGAATTTTCACTAAGCCTGCCGTCGCAGGTTCGCGAAGTACGCTTTCTGCTTGTCGAGCGGAAGCGCGGCAAACTTCGCAGCATCCGCAGTCGGCGCTGCTGGCGCTTCGGGCCGACCTGTGTTCGATGGCACAATCACAGGCGGCGGCGGAACTTCTTCGGAGTCGTCTTCGATTACGGGCTGTGCGCCTGTCGGATAAAGCAAAGATTTATCCCCCGAGGCCACGAGTTGCTGGAATGCCACTTTCAAATTCCGTACCGTGATCGGCTTGTTTTTTTCTTTCAGGTACGCGGCGAGTTTTTTCCCGTTCGCGGCTGTCGGATTGAACTCTTCGCACTCGCCCAGAAATTCGGCGGCGGCTTCGGTTTCTTTCTGAGTCCGCAGTGCCATCTGTGTTTCGTTCAAGGCTTGCAGCAGTCGCTCGGTCGTCGCTCCCGTTTCGGCCTCCTGCAACATCCGGTAAGCCTTCTGCGGATTTTCCTTCATCACATTCAGAATGTCGGCCTGCTCCTGAAGTGTCAGTTCTTTCCGTTTGAACAGGTAGCCTTCGTATACGGGTTTATCCTCGAAGTCGAGTGGCGGGGCTGGAGGGGCTTGCTGCTGCAAACTCTTTTCAATCTGCGACGCGAGTTCTTCGACTGTTGACGCTTTTAGCACGGTGCCATTCGCAAGTTTGTGCGTGAATTTTTCGGGCTCAGGAGTCGGAGTCGGCGGGCCGGGCTGTTGTGTTGGCTCAGTTGGCGGCGCGGGCGCGAGCGCGTCGTACTCTGACCCCAAATGGAGATCGTCGGTAGATTTCTGCTTGCCCCACGGCTGACGTTCTTTGTTGCCGCGCGTGAAATCCGTTACGTCGTCGAATGGTTCGATGCCTTTGTTGATTTCGATAGCCACGATTTATTCTCCCTCGGGCGGCTCCGCGCTTGGCGGCCGCAGCGGTTGATTCAAAATGTCGATTTTCTGCGCGATCTGCTCCTGCAAAATTCTGGCGAAATCACGAACGGCTGCGAGTCGCACTCCGGAAATCCAGTAGGCATCGCGCGAAGCGTTTGCGGAAAAGTTCAAATGCTGATTTTCCAGCCGCTCAACCATTCCCGCAATCAGTTCCGTAAAAATCTCCCAGCCGGGATGCTGCTTTAATTCTTGCAGCGCGCGCGCCACATGAACCGTTCGCAGGTATTCGACTTCTTCGGCGCTCAGTTCTACTTTAAGCTCCGCCACTTGGGTTGACATCCTCCTGCTGGAGTTCGGACGCTTCGCCGCTGATCGGGTCCGCGCCCGCAATCATCTCGTCCACGATGCCCTGCGTCACGATCTTCGCGAGCGCCGTCTTGGTCTGAGACTGGCCCGTCGCCTGGATCGATTCAAGGTTCTGCTGGTGTTCGAGTTGCTTGGTTTGCACCTGCTGCGCGAATTCGTTTTTCTTTGCCAATGCCTGCTGCTCCGGTTGCGTCATCGGTCGAACCCACTTCTGAGTTCCGGCAATTTCTGAAATGTCCGCGACGGCTTGCGCTACTTCGACCCAATCTACCACAAGGTTCTGTGCCTGCATCGCTTCGATCACCGGCTGCTGCTGGAAAATCTGGAGCATCGGCGTCATGTTCTGCGCGAGAGCCTGACGCGCTTTCGCCTTGGCCGAGGCCAGCATCTTGAATTTCAATTTCGCATTGACCACGTCGAGCATGTCACCGTCGTAGTCGTGTGCGAGTTCGTCAGTCAGAATCGAGTTGATCGTTTCTTCGTCCAGCCACTTGCTGTTGCACTCTTGAAAGAATTCCAGCGCGGGGACGAAGATTAGGTCCGAGATAAAGTCGATAAGGTATCCCAGCCTCGCGCCAACACCGGCAGAGAGCGCATTCATTCCCGTTGCGGTGCGCGTGATCGAGGAAGGGCCCTGCTGACCGCCCTGCGTGATCATCTCGTTCGCGCCGCTGCGTCTCTGTGCTCTGCTGTCCGATGCCTCTACCTCCGTGAAAGCGTCCGCCAGTGCAGGCGGGTACTCGATCATTTTGATTCCGTTTTCGTCGTCGGTGTCGATGATTCCGCCCGGTCGCAAACGTAGTTGCTGCGCCGGAGTATTAGAGCCGCGCTTGCGAATAAAATTCCCAGATAGACGAATAGAAAGATCGTCGAGGCGACCGTTAATAACACCCTGCTGAAGACGCTGCTCGCCCTTAAGAAGACGAGCGATACCAATCCCAAAAAAAGAATCGAGAACGTCCGTGAAGCAGCAAGAACGATAAGGGATTTCTCCAAAAGTGTTCTTCTCGTTGATGATGACGATTTTTCGGTTGAGCAGGACATAGTGTTGCGTCTCCGTCCAGTACTCTACCACTTCCAGCTCTTGTCGGTTAGGGTCCGAGGTCGCTTCCTGATACCGGGGCATCGCCTTGAATTCCATGTTAAGATCCAGCGATGATATGCCTGTGTTCATTACCGAAGTCGTGGAGCGCCCTTCGAGCATCGACCGCTCCGGAGCCTCCTTCGGCTGCTCAAAATACGACTTCAAGGTGTCTGTATCTGGAAGCATGTTGCCGGGGATGTGGCGGAAGTTTTTTTCTAATTGTTCCACTCCCATGTACTCTCGATGGCACAGGAATCCACTCTTTCGCACGTCCGGGCAGCGCAACTTTGGGTCTGGGATGATATAGCGCACGTGCACTGATTCGCAGTAAGGCTCGTTGACCCAAACCTGCTCCGACTTCATCTTCCACTTACCATCGCCCTTCTCGTAACTCTTTACGGGAAGCTGGTTCACGAGTTGGACATTCGGCGTTCCCTTGCGAACACGCTTGAACACGGTTTTCTGGTAGCGCCGCCAGCCGAGCCGCATGTAACAGGTTCCGTAGACCAGCATCTCTTTCGCGCACTTGCGAAGCTCTTCACGAAATTTCATCTGGTCCAGCTGGTACGTGATGATTTCCTTCGATGCTCGTGCGGCATTCTGTTTCACTCTCGGTCGAGCGATTGCTTCAAAGGGCGGGCTGTCCGCGAACAGAGCCGACATGACTTGGGGCATCAGGCTTTCGATGTGCTCGTAGATTAGGGGAACGCCGAGGCTGGCGCGGGGAACTGACGAGCCTTCCCAGAATCCTTGCGGCACTCGAAACAAATACAGTCGGTCGTCGGCGTCCCACTCAACGCTCATGCCCTTGGCCAGAAGATAGTACTCGCCGCGGTTGAGGTCTTTCAGAACCAGATCTTTGACGATGTTGTTTTCGGGCAGTTGGGGAGGCAGGGGTACATCTGCGGCTTTGATTTCGTCGGTGAAGCTCAGAGGGGTGTTGATGAGAGCCATGCTATATTGTGCTTAGAGGGCACGAGCCAACGAGAACCGCCTCACCCGGTGAGCCCGGCTCCAAGTTCCATATCCTCGCGATTCCACGAGAGTGCCGGGCTGTAAAGTTCCGAGCCGTACACGGCCATGTTTCCCATCGTCTGCATCTGGCTCCGGTAGTGCATCAGCCGGGAAATTGCGTAAGGGATTCCCCGGAGCTTGAATTTCGGGAAGCGCGAGAACTGCAAATAGAGATTCGTCAGGTGCGGCAACTCGCTGTGCAACCAGAATTGATTTTCACGCAGCAGAGGCTCCAGCGCGAGCACCTGTGAAATCAGATCATCGTCGGTTTGGTGATTCCCGCCAGATTTTACCCAGTCGATTGCGAATGAGAGTTTCATCGTGCGAAGCCGAGACATCAGGCCCGGCTCCAGCATGCGCTGCTTTTTGTTGTCCTCGAAACAGACTCGCGAGATCGGCCACTTCTGCCACAGCACAATCATCTGGTCGATTACCTGCGAAGGTTTGAAGTGACCGCAGACGAGATCAATCACGAATAATCTTCCCTTCGCGTCGAATCCTCCAACCACTCCGACTGCGGGTTCTGCTTCGGAATCGGCGAAATTAAAGAACCAGGCCATGAAGATATTGAGCAGTCCCGTGTCTGGATATTTCTCGCGCTTCACCGTGTGCCTCACCAGTTCGACCATCGGAAAATTGTCGGCGGTCGGCGGGATCGGATTGTTCAAACGTTGACAGTTGAAGAGAAACGGATTGTCATCCTGAATCTGCGCGAGTTCTGCCAGGCTCCAGCGCTCCGGATGCAGGTGAATCAGATCGCCTTCTTTGTAATCTTCGGGAATCAGGAAGCCGTTTGCTTTTGCGAAAGCCAGATCGTCCGTCCAGATCGGCCGGCAGTTCACGCGCCACTGGCCTTTGTTTTTCTCCATGATGTGCCCGTAGAGATCGGACCAGTCATACCGCGTTCCGAGCAATTCACGATAGCCGCGGGGATTCAGCAGGTTGCGCGACAGATCCCATGCGTCGATTGTTTTCTGGAGAAGTTCGCGCGTCTGATAGTTCGTTTCGTGAACAAGATCATCGCCCGTGATCCACTCGTAGTGAGTTGAGGCTTTGACTGATTCGAGCGTCGAAATCGAAAGCGTCGGCTCTTTGCGCGGTTTTGTGCGCGACGGATTTGTGATTCCGTAAGCTGTTCCGAAATCGGACGGCGGCTCATGCTCTTCGCCTTTCTTCTGGCTCCAGGGTACGTGCTCGGGATAGAGTTCCCGCAAATTCGTGTTCGTCAAAAACTGATCTTTGATTTCCTGAATCATTCCTTTCACGAGCGGTTCTTTGCCCGCCATGCGCAGCGTTGCGGAGTCGGGCCAGTTGATCCAGTTCTGAATCGCCTTCGCCAGCGAGATCGACGTTTTGAATTCGCCGCGCGGATCGAGAATCAAATAATTGTGGATTTCGTCTTGCGCTTCGATGGGCTTCGATGGATCGACTGGTCCGTAGATGTCGCAGACTTGCTGGTGCACGCGCGGCAACATATCTTCGTAGCCGAGAATTTCTTTTGCGAGGAAAAACAGATCACGCTGCCCACGTTCACGCGCGGAGACTTCAGTTTGATTTGGCTCGATGGGCTTGACTGAGGGCGATGGCGACAGCTTGCTTGCGAGTTTTGACTCGGGGGCCCTTAGTGCTTCCTGATCGGAGTTTTCCATGCTTGAACTCACGCATGGTTTTGGCGACTTTCGCATTACCGAGCACCGATTCTGCACTCATGTTTCATCCTGAAAAAACGGGGCTGGTTGTTCAAGCCAGCCCCAATGACACAGACACGGGAGGATTACACCTACAACACTCGTTACCGATCGTTCACCTTGTCGGTGTTCGCTGCCGACATCGGGAAGCCTGCTCGGTATGATTCCTGAAGCTCTTTGCCCGAAAGCATTTCCATGTCTGCCACGGAATTCTGATGGCCTGCGGGACGGTCGCCCTTGTGCTCGAAGTTTTCCATCGAGATCACGGCATCGCTCGGAAATGCCAGAGTTCGCGTCTTGTCGATGATCATATCCTCACGGGCAGTCGTGGAGTTCGGTGAAGGCGATTTTCCGAGAGGCATTGCGTTTCCGGGCTGCACGGTTGTGGCCATGATTCTATCTCCTCAAAAAGTGTTCTTGCCCGTGTTCAGCGGACCCGCGGGCATTTTCTGTTTTGCTTGAAGTTTTTGCGTGTTCGATCCGCCGCCCTTGTTCGCTGCCGGGTGCATGTACGAGTCGTTTTTGCCTGCCGCATTCGGAGCGGGCAGCTTGTAGGACTCGTTCAATTCGTGGCCGCCGTGATACGCAGCGCGGAACGGATTGTTCTGCATATCCATCGCGGACAAATCCGGTCCAAACTTTTTCGTGACGACTGGCTGCGAGTGGGGCTGGTGAATCGCTTTCATAATCTGCTTTCGGAGCACGGATTTTAGCGATGCAACTGATCGGTTGTTCCGAGATGCCCAAAGTACTCGCGATAGTTCGCGTCTGTCAAGCCGTGCTTGGCGAAAATTCCGGCGCACATGATCGAGAACTTTTCGCGCTGGTCCGGCGACATGCTCTTCGGCGTGTATGCGCGAATTTCGTTCATCGCTCGCATGAGCTTCGTTTCCTGATCGAGCGTTTGCATTTCGCGCTCTTGCTTGGAATTCCGCACGACCGGGTACTGGCCGACACGCTGCCCGGTATCCTGCAAATCCGTTCCTGAGTAATCGACCAGCAAGCCATCTTCGCGGTGTTCCATCAGGCCCCTGTCACGTCTTTGACAATCAACTCATCCGCCTCTGGCAATTCGATGACTACTTTAAAATCTTCACTGTCCGCCAATAATTGCAGACCGAGTTCATCGCCATCCGTGTCGGCGCAGAGCGTAAGCACTGGAACATCCGCGTCCCGATTGTATGTGATTACAGCCTGCATCTCATTGCCCCATCTTCGCGGTGTTCCATTACGCTCCTGGTGGTTTTTCGGGTATTGATTCTCCCGCGAGAATTTTGCGTTTATGCGCCTCAGCCCACCAAAGTCGATCGACCGCCGTCATGTTCGAGAAGGCTCCTCCAGAGCCATCGCGGTATTCGACCATGACGTAAATGCGCCTGTAGTCATGTCGCTCTCGCACGACGCGCCGGAGGAGTCGGCTAACTTCCCAGCGATCCATCTCAACGACTTTCAAACTCGCCATCAGCGCACCAAACTTTCTGCCGGACCTTGCGGATCGTTGTTTTCGCTGCCTTGGCCCATCGTTCCCGTGTCCTGCCTAGCGTCCATTGAACGAGGTGACCGGGCTCGCGGGGCTTGCGACGGGTCGAGGCGTTGCGCCTGGTCGCGGGGCGCCGGGAAGTGACCCCCTTGCAGCCGTGGGGCGAATCACACCCCCGCCTGCCGGCGTCGAAGCGCCGAGCATTCCCATCGTGGACATGAAGCCGGGGTTTGAGGAAAAATTGTGCGGAGTCGGCAACGTGTCGAGGCCGTTCGGATTTTCGCCCACGAGTTCATTGTGGTCGTGCATATGCTTGTAGGTCGTCGGATGTCCTACGGCTTCATGCGTTCTCGCCATGCTACTTACCTCCCTGAATTCCGCTCGGATCGTGCTCTTCGTCAGGGCGCCCGGTGAAATCATTTGGCACGCCGAATTTCAAATCTTCTTCTTTTTTTTCGCCTTCGACATCGACGTACATCGCGTCGTCACCGTACTGCCACGAGCCTGCGCGCGCGATGATGTCCGAACATTCCGCAGCCGAGTTTCCCTGCCCACCCTTGACGCCGCGTTTCTTTACGATGTCCACAATTCCTCCCTCAGTACCAGACCATCAAAGTTCCGGAGTTGATCGTCGATACCTGCCACGAGCCGCCCGCATTCCCGACACTTGCGAAACTGGCTTGCTTGCCGGGCAGCATAAATTTCCCAGGTCCGGGCCAGAGCACGACGCTGGCGAATGTCGCTGGCGCTTGTTCCTTGAAAATTGTATTTCCGCCGATGTCTGCGATCACGAGATTATCGCCGGGAGTTACGGTTCCAACCCACTCGATGCGCTTGGCATTGCAGGGGCGCGGGCCGTTAACGAACGTGACCGTGGCCGCGGAGGTAATCAACATCGGGCTCGTAGTCGCTGTGTAGGTCGCCATAAACTGATTTCAGGGCACGAGTTAGCCGACAATTTTGGACAAAGCAGCGCACTCCGGGCACGCGCCCAGCACGATTTTCCCGCACGTCGGACAAAGCCTGTACTGCGGAGTGTTCAATTCGCTGAGGCGGCGTTGCAGGTGTTTCATCGCGTCGAGATACGCGTCGTGATAGCGCTTGCCCTTGCGCCACGTTGCGTAAGCCCATGCACAGTTCGCAAGAAATCCAACCACGCCGGAGATGATCACAACCCAGTCACCAAGAAACAAAAAGCCCTCCCTCACCGCTTCCGATTCCACCGTTCCCATACAACGAACCGACACCGCCGCCCGTTATGTCGAATCCCCATTCGGGCTCGCAGAACACAACGCAATTTCTTGAGATTGCTTCGGTCGTTGCGTTCCCAACTGAAACCGAAATCGAGAGCAGCCACGGGATGTTGATTGAGTTCGCATCGCCTTCGCAGGTCAGGTTCTCGATGGCAGCATACCACGAATCCATCGGCTCGATGTTCATTTGGCCGAGTGGCGGATTCTGGGTTATGTTTGAAAAGCTCATGTGGGAAAGAACCCGGAGGCCGAAGCCTCCGGGTATTGGGTTAGCTTAACTGGTTGATTGTGATTCCGGTCGGCGTTGTGGTGGTCGCCGGAACGATAGGCACGTTCAAACTTCCGGACACCGCAGCCGAAGCGCCAGGCGGCGTGAAACTCGAAGTGCACGTCAGGTTGTAGGACGTCCCGGTCGGAGCCGCCACGCAAACTGCCGTGACCATCGTGGTGTCCGTCGAAGGCGTCAGGGTGATGTCCGCGGTGTCGTCCACGGTCCAGGTGAAAGTTGTTCCTGAAGGGAACGTGGTTCCCGCGGGAGTGGGTGTTTCCTGAAATATGCTTGTGCCGCCTGCTGGTGTGCTCATGGGATTCTCCTGTGATTCGACTTGTATAATTTCAAGGCTCGAAGGCTGCTGCCCCTCAATCGCGTGCAAGATCAGCGATTCCAGCCTAGCCAGCGTGGTTTCCCCTTCGAGAAAAATCTGGAATCGAATTGGTTTTTCGTGATGCATGTTTTAGCCTACGCGATTGATCGGTTGCAAGTCTGAGCGCTTTAGCTCGCTCCTCCCCACACACTGGTTTCAGGGCACGAGTCGCCCAATTCCTTCACCGTTTCGGATCGCCATGATCAGCTTGTCCACTGCGTTCTCGAAGCCTTGTCCGACGTTTCGGAACAGTCGAGCGCGATCGGACCAATAAGATTTTTCACTGCCTCGGAGAAACTTCCAGTCGGAATTTCCTGAGAGTAGAACTGAGCAGGGAAGCCCAAGTGCTTGGGCAAGCCATCCAGCGCCGTTATCTGTTGTGACGATGCCGTCCATATTCGCCAACAGAGCCGCAGTCTCTTCCCAACCATCGAATTTTGGATTGAGAACCGGGTTGCCAAGTTTCGCATTCGTTCCATGCGGATCTCCGTTCCAGCAGTTTATCCAGTGGCACTTGTCCGTCGTCGTCAGCACGAGACGCATCGCCTGAGATTCGAGCAGCGACCGAAATTTCATGCCTCCTTCCCAGAGTTCGTTTGCGCCCCAGATCAATCCGTAAACCGGGCGCGTGTCGTTCGCTGGCCTTTGAATCGTAAAGCGCTTTTTGATTTCTGGATCAGGACGAAACCAGTCTGGATATTTTGGAATTTGTGTTGGCGTCGCATCGAGACATGCAGGCAGAGAGAACACCGTGGTCCAATGCGAGGCCGAATACTTGTCGCCGACCTTCGCGGTTTTTCCCGTGAGCCACGGCACGCGCTCGAACAGCGTTTGCAATCCGGGAATCGGAATCTGCGCATCCGGGTAGTACGTCCACTCGATTCCGAGCGCGTCGAGCAGTGGCAACCAGCGCGAGTACGTGATGCGATCTCCGGTCCCACCTTCGCCGATTACGAGCAACTGATTTTCCGGCGCAGTCAATTTCTCGCCGCGCCACTCGATGATTTCATCGGGCAGTGACAGCATGTTGCGCGCTGCCTGTTTCGTTGCTGGCCGGGAGTCCTGATAGAGCGGCCACGCCTCGCGCCAATTTCCGTTTCGCAAAAGCGATTCCGCCCAGCCGAGTTTCAGATAAAAATAATCTGGATCGAGCATGTAGGCGTGTTCGACCATGTGTGCACATTCGCTGTACAGTCCGAGGTCTTTCAGGGTCATGGCGAAGTTCATGGCGATGCCCGGAGACGAGCGGTTCATCTCGTAGGCGCGGACGTAGAGTTGCATCGCTTCGGCAGACTCACCGAGTGTAAACAAACACGCCGCGCAATTCTGAATCGCTTCGGAATCTTCCGGCCGGAGTTGCATCATTGCGCGCCAGCCGTTGAGCTGTTCGCGGGCGAGCTGCTTGGTCATCGGCTGCTGCTGCTCAGGCATTCGCACCCCTCAACAAGAATTTTAGTTTACGTGTGATCTTCACGGTATCAGGCCTCTGCCCTTGCCCTCCGCGTCCCGTAGCTGGCGGCGTAAGCTCTCCGACTGAATCGCCGAAAGTTCGGAAAACAGTGGGGCCAAGTTTGTGTTCCCGGCCGCAGCGTTTTCGTTTTCGCCAGCCTCGTGATTTTGGATCTGAGCCATCGACGAGCCAGAGAATCCATCCGGCGAGGAGTCCTGCGTCTCGTCCTTCGGCGGCGTGGAGTTTTTTGAACGCGCGGAGCATTTGCTGCCGGAGCCCGCGATGCCCGAGGAGTCGGTACATTTCCCCGAAGTCACGATTGCGGGCGTACTGCCAGCAACAAGCTCCGAACGAATGGCTGCCAAATCTTTCAAGGTCGTTGCGACTAAGGATTTCATCAAGACGAGCGATTGCTGGCAGCGGTCCAAACGCGATAAGGCCCGCGAGCTTGTGTGCGGCCTTGTGCAAATCTTCTTCGGCACGGTGTCCTGCCTTTCCAAAAAGTATCGAGAGTTGAGTTGGGCCCTTTTGCAGAATTGCAAAACAGATCACGAGTTCTTCGTCGCGCGGCGCCAGATGTTTTGCGAGTTCAAGAAATCGAGTTGGGTCGTCCTTGGCGAAGTGCGTGATTTCGTATTTGTCGGTCGGAGTGCCATGTGTTTCCACCGATCGCGTCCACCAGGTATCGCCGCCTTCCTCCCATTTTCGCAGAGAAAGTTTTACGGACGCAGATGGGAAATCGTGAACTGTTTCGTCGTCGCTCATTGCCAGTTCCTCACGATAGGCAAGGGTGTATGCGGCTGAAGGCCAGCAGATTTGCCGTGTCGCCGTATCCAACCGCGCATCGCGTGACAGTTGCGGCAGACGCGGTCACACTTTTCGAGTTCGTTGCGAATTGTCATTTCGTCCAGGCGTCGCGCTTCTCTGGCTCCGAGGTTGTGAAGTTTTTCGCCGCGGCCCGGAACGTGATCCGCTTCGATCTGAAAATAGCGAAATGGTTTTCGGCAGTCAACACACGGCCCCGCTTCTTTCCACTGGTAGATCAGTCGAATGGCTTTTCGCTGAGTCCAGCCCTCTTGTGGCTTCACGCGCCTTTTCCTCGTCCGCGATTCGGTCGAGGTCTACTGCGCTCGGAACGCGGCGCTTTGCGCTTCGGTTCATGCCTTGCCGAATCAGCCAATGGCTGTGTCTCGTGCCTGGGTGTAGAGGTTTCATAGAGACTCCATACGATCAAGTACTTGCGCCCGCTAATTAACATGCCAGGAAAAGTCACGCTGTCTCCGATCCGAGGCGGAGAACTTGTTCGGCGCTCACCTGATCCGCCCCAAGGCCGCGGCGTTGATGCGAGCGACAGAAAGTTTGTATTCATCGCTCTGGAAATATTCCTGACGTGATGCTTCGAGTTGTTGGCGCTCAGTGGCATCGAGTGGGTGGTAGAGGTCGTAATGCACAGTTTCTTCACGCGCTCGGACTAGTTCGCCGATGTCTGCTGGCTTCGGTGGAAATTTACCCTGCTTGCAGTAAGCGAGAAATGCCCATTCGACTGTCTCAGGTTTTGAGTTTTGTAATGAGCGTTGCCACACTCGAATTTCGCCGGGGTGCATCTCGGTTTTGTAAATCTGACTCACGAGGTCCAACATCCGGGCTAAGACCGAGTCCAGCGATGATCGCTTCTCGGTTACTGATAATCCGTTCTGTGTTTTTGCTAGGTCTGCCATGTCCGTTGCTCCTGTTTTCGATTCGATACTTCGCATCCGTGAAAAAAAATGTGTTGATCTCCATTCCCTGATCTTGGCCGTCTTTCGTTCCAGCCAACACAAATTCGTAAGCTGCCGGTTTGCTCATCCCAGCCAAAACTTCACACTCGATTGCCGCGGCGACCGCCCGGATGTTGCCCGGGGTTTTTGGAAATCGGATTTCTTCGAGGAGTTTCGCCGCGAACTGATTTTGGTGAATGTGGTCGGGGGGTGCTTCTGGAATTTGCTCCACCCCCCTTTCCTTTTCCCTTTCCTTTTCCCCTTCCTGGGCACCCGGGTGCTTCTCGGGTACTTCCCTGGTGCTTCCCTGCGGGTACCGAGATGGCGCTAACGCCTCTTTCCCACTGATTCTTTGGTGTTTAGCGAACTTTAAGACTTTGCCGTAAACTCTTCCTTCGGAGTTAAACCGGGAAACAAGTGAGAAGCGTTCGAGAAGCACCAGGGAAGCACCCAGGTCGTAGCTGAGAAACGGCAAAATGTCTAATTTAAGCATTCGTGGTTCCCATTCAAACACTCCGTTTTTGTCGGCCACAGTCCACAGGCCGGCGAACACAAGCATGGGATTGAGCTCAGGGTGCTCTGCCTGGATATCTTGCAGTTTCGGATCGCGGAAAAAGTCAGGCTTGATCGTTCGTATTCTTCCCACTCGGCGGGTCCCCACCCGAAGAGATGAGCGACTGCTGGTGGGGACTAGCAGCCGCTCATCTCGGTGCTTTTGTGGTAACGGGGACGGTCGGCAGAGCGCTCTTGAGGACCGACTAACCAACCGCCCCGCGCGATTCAGATAATACACCCTCTGTCAACCCGCCCCTTTCGCTCATCAGAAGCCGCTGCATCGACGATCTCGCGCCAACCGTGCTAGACTGCCAACCAATTAGCACCGTGCCTGTAAAACGGGGTTCGGC